ATCCAACTACCCCCACATACACAAAACAAGAGGACGGCTCCATTAATGCCAAATATGTACTTGGCACTGGCACAGACAATGATGGGGCAGTGACAGACTTTACTCCGATCATCTCGGAATATAAATGGATTGATCCAGCCACAGCAAAAAGCATTTTAGGCAAACCATTAACTCAAGATGACATTGGCAAAACAACGGAGCAAATCGATTTAGATCGCATCTATGCTTACTTAAAAGAGCAAGGACAGATTGTTATCTAATCATCTAATTATTAGAGATACCGCCTACGGGCGGTTTTTTTATTGGAGGGGAAATGGAAACAATTGATTTGGAAATGATTCGTGGAGACGATGAAGGGTGGTCGTTTGAAGTCACGCATGAAGACGAAAGTGCGGTTGATTTTAGTGGGTATCGGTTTGATTTACATATTAAGCCAATAAAGAAAAGCGAGCCAATTATTAAACTCTCCACTAAAACTGGCGATATTACTGTCGAGAATAACCAGATTAAGGTCAGCATAAGCCATGACAAAACCGAAAATGCCACTTGGGAAAATGCTAAATGGGATCTACAAAGCATTGACGGCAATCAACTAGTGCGCACGTTAGCTGGTGGAGATTTTGCTCTATTAGCAGATGTGACTAGAGAGGTGGGTTAGTGGATAAAACAATAACGATCAAAGTTAGAGATAAACCCAAAATAAAGGTGAAACTAATAGGCAAGAGGGTATTCAAGGTTAAATTAACCAATCAACAATACACGCCCGTAATCCCTAATATCAACGATCTAATACTCAACTACAAAATAGGACGACTATGAAAGTCTCAATCCCTTTGGAACAGGGCAATGTCTTTCGACTAATCCTCACAAAATAGGACAACTACAACTATGACAACACAAACTATTCAACAACTTTTAACCGAGTTTGCTCAATACTTAGGCGAGCAAGACAAAAATATTTTGGCTCAAATTGAGGCAAAGATAACCCAACTTAAAAATGACCTCTTAGGAGGCGAAGTATCCGCCGATTTAGATACATTCCGCGAGCTTGCAGAAGAGTTGCGCAAACTCAAAGCAAGCGGAAGCAGTGCGCCTGAGGCATTAACCAGCAAACTGACCGAATTTAAACAGAGTTTAGATGGCGTGATTGAGCAAATTAACGCACTAAAAGAAATGGACTTAAAGGCGGCTTATCAAAAAGGGAAAAATAGCTAATGGACCTTTTACAACAGTTACCCGAGGTCATCGAGCAAATCGGGCGAGACATTAAAGCCATAACCGTTGTGCTTGGTAGTGGCCGCCCTGATAAGCCAGAAACTACAGGTGGCAAAATAACAGGGCAAGAGCCTAACGGCACGATTTATGAATCGTCAGATGGCGGCCGAGTGGGCGCATGGAAGTGGCAAAAGCGTAATGGGAAATGGGTGGTTACAGATGGCGATACAGGTTTAGTTAATGCTGTAACTAAAAACCTAAAACCCGGCGCTTACATTAAACTACGCAGACAAGGCAACCTTGTATCATGTCATATGGGCGGGTTATCTTGGGGGCTGTTTGGTTATTTAGGCAAAACAGAAAAAGGGTATCTACCAAGACAGCCAGGAAGGGTTGAAGTTATTGGTACAAGTGGGATTCCGCTCGGTTTTAGAGCTGACGATTCCTGTGGTTTCAGTTTATACGATGATGATACCAATCGAGCAGTTGCAGGTATTTATGTGGGAGGGGGAGGCGATGCTAATTTTATGAGGTTCACTCCT